TCGTTGCGCGGGTTGAACGTGAACGTGCGATCGTAGAGCGGGGTAATGCGTGACGTGTCCGATTTTGCCGTGAACTCCGATAACCAATCAAGACCCTCGGTTCCGTCCCACACGATCCTCCGAATTTCCTGCTGTTGATCGCTGGTTGGCTGATTGATCAGCCGAACCATGTCGCATCCCTCCGGATCCATCGACTTGTCATGATATGGTTGGTTCCACGAGGGATCACCGTCGTACAGAGCGGAGCCTTTGAAAGTGAATACGAGGCGTCTCCACTTCCAAACACCACCGCCCAAAATGTTCACTTCCACCCGCTCCTTGTACCCCACCGAAAAAGTCTCCTGACGCAGGCGGGTGGATTCACCTGCCGCATCATAACACAACCTTCTCGCACTGGGCATAAACAAAGAAGCAAACCCAGTACCAGTCGTAATAGGTCCAATAGTAAGGCCACCTTCAGGCGACCGGACAAATGGAAGCATGTTGTCATGTTTTTTGATGGTGGAGATATTCAATATGCGCCTCTTGGAAGTACGACGTCGAGCAGGGAAACGAGCTCGTCGAGTTCTAGCCGCAACTGCCGAGCGTAAAACACGGCGGCGGCGATACGAGCGCGGGCGGAAACGATATCTGGATAGGCGGCGCGGCATCGCGGGCAATGCTCCACAGTTGACTCAGTTGACACAGATTCAGACGATTCTTGTGAAGATCCGTTAACGTATGAGTAATCAGTAGGGCGAAAAGTAACGCGTTGCGACATGATTGGATGACAAAAATCGCGCAGTGTGGATCAAGTGTGATGAAAGGAGGAAAACACTCCGACCTGTGGCGGGGGGTCGGAGGTCCTTAAATACCCGAGGTCCTTCCTCGTTCCTCATTAAGGAGCGCAGACAATGTTATCTCTGCGCTCCTGAGGAACGATTAGTCAGCACCGATGAGTCAGCCACGCTTCCGCGTCCAAACCCGCTATGTCCTCCTCACTTACGCCCAATGTGGAGACCTCGATCCCTGGGTTGTACACGACGTTATTACGTCGTTTCCAGCAGAGTGTCTCATTGCACGAGAAACTCATGCTAACGGAGGTACTCATCTTCATGCTTTCGTCGACTTCGGTCGACGCGTCGACATCAGAGACCCGCGACGATTTGATGTTGAGGGCTTCCATCCGAATATACAACCATGCGGTCGCACACCACAAAAGATGCTCGACTATGCAGTCAAGGACGGAGATATTGTCGCAGGAGGGCTCCCTCTCGTCCTCGACGATCAGATTCAGAGAGTTGACGATGTCTGGTCTCGAATCGCAAATGCACCTACTGTGGACGAGTTTTGGGACCTTGTTCGAGAGCTGGCACCACGAACGCTTTGTTGCAACTTCAACTCCTTGCGTGCCTATGCCGAATGGCACTATCGACCCCCGGCTGTTGAATATCAACACCCCGCGTCCGTTCAACTTAGCACTGCAGGAGTTCCGGAACTTGATGAATGGGTACGTGACAACTTGTCTGGATCTGGTAAGTAAATAGTCCCGCTAACCCGAACCCTAACCGCTAACCCGAACCCTAACCGCTAACCCGAACCCTAACCGCTAACCCGAACCCTAACCAATGACTCACAGTGGCACGTCCTCGAAGCCTAATCTTGTGGGGCGAGACACGACTTGGCAAAACCTTATGGGCAAGATCATTGGGCCGTCACGTCTATTGCTGCCTACAGTTCAACGTCGACGACGTCAAGGCCAACATCGAAGACGCCCAATACGCTGTGTTCGACGACATCCAGGGAGGTTTTCAATTCTTCCCTGCTTACAAGGGCTGGCTTGGCGCACAACAAACATTCACAGTCACCGACAAATACCGTGGAAAGACCACCATCAACTGGGGTCGCCCATCCATCTGGCTGATGAATGATGACCCAGAGGAGATTGGTCATGTGGATCTTAACTGGTTGCGAGGAAATTGTACCATAGTTCATCTAACTCAATCTCTCATTCTCTAATCTAACGCTCATGCCAATAATATGTTCCCTCCGGTGACCACTGCATCGAAGCGTTCCCAGTAGTAGCAGGAACAGCTAGATACACAATGTCGTAAACATACAAATCACCCATTCCACGCTTGCCCTGAACCGACACATATGACCCGGGTCCACGAGGAGTTCCACCTTGTTCATCCTCATCGTAAATCAGCCCTCTTCTAGTGCGATGCCAAAACCGGAATGTCCGAGAGTACCCACTCTCGTTGCGCGGGTTGAACGTGAACGTGCGATCGTAGAGCGGGGTAATGCGTGACGTGTCCGATTTTGCCGTGAACTCCGATAACCAATCAAGACCCTCGGTTCCGTCCCACACGATCCTCC